AATATTATTAACATATAAAGATATTATATCTTTTATTTGTTCATCATTAAATATAATTTTTCTCATACTATAAATACTCTCATTATCTCTATTGTTAAGAAAAACACATCAAAAAAGGGACAATTTCTTGTCCCTTTTCCTTATATTTTTAAGATTTTGATTATCTCAATTCTCTTAAATCAAATGTACGAACACCATCCACGGTAATTCTGGCGTAGAAGCGATTGTTTACCATCTTTTTGGCGTATCTGGTCATAATACCTTTGATAGGCGTAAAGTTGAATGGGTTATACATTGTAGGTGTCAATTGTAGAGGTACATACGGTGCGTAGATGTAACCTGTGTCAAGTAACGATGTTCCTTTGTGTCCTAACAAAACTGTGTTTGGTGGGAAGTAAGGGTCTCTATACACTTGGTAACGACCAGCTAAAGTACCAACTCTTTCAATACCCATGTTATATTGATCTTGCTCTGGCGAAGCATTTGATACGTGGAAGTACTCAAGATCATCAAAAATAGCTGAAACTTCAGAAGAAACAACAATCCAGTTAGCTCCACCTCTCAAAGTAGATTTGTGGATTTGTGCTGACAACTGGTTGATTGCTGTGATCAAAGTTTGGTTCCAGTCTTTTTGAGTGTAAGAAGTTGTCAAAGACAATCTTCTCCATCCATTGTAGTCCCAACGTAAATTCCAAGCCGCTCCTTTTCTCAAGTCACGTAGAATTTCTCTATCGATTTCAGCAGCAACTTGTTCTGACAACAATGCTGTTAATTCAGCTTCAGCATCGATGTTGTGGAACGCCGCAACGTCTTGAGCTAGTTCTGGAGACCATTGTGCTCTTAATTTTCTTTCACTTACAGAAACAGTTACTGATTCTAAATCGAAAGAAACTTCACCAATTTTTTCTTCGAATTCTAGTTCTTCGTATTTTCTCCATACAGCAACAAATGAGTTACCAGATAAAATTTCATCAATTGTTGATCCAGTGTAACCATCAAGTGAATCATCACCGCATGATGCACATGCTGGACAAGACAAGTCTACCTCAAGGATAATACATCCATCAGCGTTACAGATATCATAGAATGAACCACCATTACCAGTACTAGCAAATGTAGTTGGTTGTTGATTACCATACTGTACAATTCCTTTACCATATTTTTGAGTTACAACTCTAAATAACAAAGGTGTTGTAGAAGTTGGTGTAGGACATACTGAACCAGTACCAAATGATAAACCAGCTCCTGGTAAAATTTTTAAGTCAGACAAGAAAGTCTCACTATCGATTTCATTTCCATCAGGACCAATTAATTTTCCAGCCCCTAAAACTGAAGACCATCCACAAAGTTTGATAAGTACTTTTCTAGTGTTACCAAGGTAAGCAGCGTCATCGTTATTTGCAGGTACTAAATCACCTCCAGACCATTTTACAACAGTTGCTAGAGCGGTTGCTGCGGACCAACGACCTTTTGAGTAGTCAAATAGACCAGCAGGATCTAATCCTGGTTCTGCACCTTCGTAGAATAAATCATAAAGATTTTTAGCGTAAGGATATCCAGTACTATAACCTTGGTTAGGGTCATTTTGTGATGGAGTTGCAGATACTGCTTCAGGAGAACCAATTGGTGGATAGTGAATTGCTTCGCCATCGGCAGCAACATCATTGGAGTACCCTTGGATTTTAGGTACAAAGTAGAACAATTTACCGATAGGTAAGTTCATAGCTTGTACAGATACGATATCGTTAGCCAACAATTTAGAGAAAACTCTTCTTACGATAGGGAAAACAACTGTTTCGAATGCTCCGTTAGAACCTTCAGAAGTTGCTTCGTTAATCAAGAAAGAAGCTTGGTTTTCATACAACTGTGCTACGTTTTCTTTTAGGTGGCCTCTTAAGCCTTCAAGGAACCCTAATCTGTCCCATTTGTTAATAGTATCTTCTTTGATAACTTTAAGGTGCTTAAGACCGATGTTACCAACAAGACCTGATTCTAATAATGCTCCCATTTTTTTAATTTTTTTTAGCTTTATTTTTTATGTATATAATAAATATACGGTTTTTTAAAAAAGTTTATTTTTTATATTTTTTTCATCAAATCTTTCATTCTTAAAAACTGTGGATTCTCATAAGTTTTGGATTCAATCAAATTCACTGCAGAACCCGTACTAGGTGTTCTTTCTACAGATCTTTGAACTGATTCTTTAATTGTTTGTTGAGATTTTTGTCCTGAACCAAGTTCAGATTTGATAACTTTGTAAAGATTTTTAGATTCTTTAATAGTTTCGATATTGTCGAATCTACGTAGAATGTTAATCTTTTCTTGTTTAGTTGTTGAATGTTCAGTGAACAATCTTGTTACGTAAGCCAAGTTTGAGTTAAATACTGCAACTTCATTTAATTTATTTCTGAACAAATTAAGAGCTTTTCTGTACTCTTCATTTTTTTCTCTCATTAATTGAAGTTCTTCATTGATAGCGGTATTAGCTTTAGAATGTGCTCTTGGTTTTGGAAGACCACCTTTTCTAAAGTTAGAACCATTACCTAATGTTCTTGATGCTTCTTTAAACTCTTTTCTTTTGGTTGGCTTTTCTGTTCTTTTGGTTGGTTTTTCTGTGTATCCATCCATGTTTACATCCTCATCATATTCGAACTTAGCTTTGCCAGTTCCTTTGGCTTTAACACCTTCTTTACCAAACGCTGTTGGTTGTTTTTTTATTTCGAAGTTATTTGTTTTACCATATTTGAATTTTGGACCATGTCCGGTAACACCTTTTGGTTTTGCTGACATTTTTTTGGCTTCAAAAATACTTTGATCTACTTCAAGGTCATAATCTTCTAGAGTTTCACCTCCCATTAGATCATCATCTGAATCATAATCCTTCATAAATTCACTGTATTCGTCCCCAAAAAGATCTGAATCGGAATCTTCCATGAATTCAGATTTGTCGTTTAACTCAAGTTCATACATAATGTCATCCTCGCGTCTTTTTTTTGAATTACCGAGTTCACCCATCATTTCTTCTAGTTGAGAATAATCAACGTCTTCAAATGGATCATAATCACCATCTTCATTATCTTCGAAACCGGTTAACTCATCTTCATCTGAATGCCATTTAGTTTTATATGATGGCATATCATCAGGAATTCCTAAAGACTCATATTCGTCATAATTTGGGTCATATTCATCATCTTCAAATGGATCTTCTTCATTTGGATCTCCAAAAAAATCTTCAGACTCATTTAAAGAAATCATATATTCCTTTCCTGTGTTTTTATCTGATAAATTTATCATTTCATCGTCTTTTGTTACAATGATTCCGTCGTTAGGATCCATTGACATCCAGACTCTCATAACATTATCCATGTTTTTTTCGCCTCTCAAATCAATAGTTTCGACATCACCATCTTCTGGAGTCACTGGTGGTTCTGTTATTGAATCGTCTTCTTCATAATCTATGTCATCTATAACATCATCTTCTGTAGAACCTTCCATGTCATCCATTGTATTATCAGTATCATCCGATTCATCATCTGTATCGTCTTCAACATCTTCTTCATCAACCTCTTTTTTAAGAGATTCTTTTACTAACGAACTGATTTCTTCCTTCATAGTTGAAGAAAGTATTCCTTGTGCATTTTTTTTGAGAGACTCTTCAAGGTTTTTCACTTGAAAAAGAGCGTCTTCAATTTCATTAATGTTTCTTTCCATTTATTCTTTTTGGATTTTTATTAATATAAATACTTTGAATTTAGAAAAAAATCAGTTTTATTTGTATAAAACAAAAAAGGGACAACTTTCGTCATCCCTTTAATATTAAAATAAACTTAAATAATTACTCGATTACTTCATCGATTTTACTTTCTGTGATCGAAGTGATTCTCCAATCCATAGTGTAATTTTCATAAACCTTTGTAACTTTTGCTTCAACATCCGTTGGGCTATATCCCAACACTAACTTTTCTTCTTTTAATTTTTTCACACGACCAGTTTCGTTATCTACTGAATCTGATGAAATTTTTGCCACAAAATACTTTTCTCCTTGTTCCATAACTATAATTTTTAGAAAAGTATAATAGTAAAAATATTATTTATCAAGAAATGCGGATAATTTATCCATTAAACTTTTTGTTTTATCAATAGAACTTGTATTCATACCAGTTGCTCTTTCCAAATTCATACTTTTTTCTTCATCCAAGTTTTCCTCAAATTTCATTCTATCATCCTTATTGACAAATAAGTAAGCTCCAGGTGTGGATGGTGATGATACCAAGTCAAAACAAATTAATTCAAAATCATCTTGGACTTCGTTTTGATCACCAACTTTTTTAAGTGAACCAACTCCACGAGAAGAAATACCTAATGTAACTCCTTGACGAAGATAGTTAGCGGCTAAATCACCTTTTGTTGAAACAATGCCTCTTTCGTGAAAACCGGGACTTGTTAGTAATCTCAATTTACCAAGAAGAACCGGACCTTCCCACCACACTTCAGTAATTGCGTGTGAAACCCTATCCAAATCAATCAAAGAAGACTCTGGGTGATTTAACTCTGACAACGCAACACCTTTGTCGATCATTTTTTTATAGTTGTCGGCTTCTCTTTTTAATATCTTCTCGGGATATACTCTACCGTTTCTATTTGGGGTATTATATTTTTGAAGTACCGCATAGAATTCAAAAGGTTTTGAGTAGTCCAAAAAAGATTTGTTTTCTCTAATTAAATCTAGATTTCTTCTTTCCATTGGATTTATATATCCGGCATCGTATTCAACAAGAATACCTTTTCCAATTTCGTTGGGTCCTAATATTTTCATGTTTGTTATTTATTTTTTTTATAAATATTAAACAAGTTCGGTTTTTATAATAGTTTT